TCTGTATCTTCTCTATCTGTAAAAACTGTTAATTTTGGTAAAGGGTCAGGACTTGTAACTAAAACTGATGTCTCACCAGAACTTAGCCTGCCACCATCATCTCTGAATTTTAAAATATATTCTCCCTCTACAATATTAGGTACAATCGTTTCGCTGATACTACCTGGAAGGGCAGGGATCACGTCAACGGCATTTGTAAAAGTACCAGTACCATCAGTAAGGTTTGACGATCTGACTACCACGTTTCCACCATGCACCACATCAACAGATGTTGATTTATCAAAACGTAATCTTACAAACTGATCTGATATCGGTTCTATTCTTAAATTTTGTACATCTTCTGGCAGGGCTGTCTTACCGACAGTTGTGATTGATGTTGTTGCTGGGGTGATGCTTGGTTTTCCTAATGCGTTGAAACTAAAGACTCTGATCTCATAAATACCATTTTTTGTTTCAAAGATAGTAAAATCTGGCCTTGTAATTCTTTCTGATATGAAGTTTTCATTCTGAAATCTATATTGCACCATATATTCCGTTACACCAGCTACAGGCTGCCATTGTATAAATAGTTTTGATACAGCACGGTTATTCAACACAACAATCTGCTCTGAACTCTGCAAGTTACTTGGAGAAGGTTTTATTGATGTAAGTGTTGTAATTGTTCTTGCTGCTAATGCCGTGCCATCTTCGACATTTGCGTATTTAGATGAATTATGAGCAACGGCAGTGATCTGATATGCAAGCTGATTAACTTCTGTAACACCGATCACTCTGAAGGTTTGAAGCTGAACCGTTGTATTTTCTATAACCCAGACGCTGTTTGACGGTGGTGTTGATGAAAAAGCAGAAGATACTGTTATTGTTGTTCCAGAAATAGAATCTATTGTTTTTGTTTCAAGTGTGCCATCTGCAAGTATCACTGATAATGTTGCAGAATCTGTTGTTGCCAAATCTGTATTATTTTCATCATCTACGATTATCTGTGTTGTAGATACTCCTGTTTTTATACGACCACCTCTTCTAACACCCGCCCTTAATGGATCAGCAATATTTATCACTGCCCCAGGTCTTACCAAAGTACCTGATTCAAGAGTAGTGGTGAAGTTTACAATTTCAGCCTCATTTGATTGTGTGTAGAGAAACCATTTTCCAAGACGAGAAGCCATTCCTCTCGATGTAGTGGCAAAACCTCTTAAATTCTTTGTAACAACCCCATATTTTGCCTGTAATGCAGTATCTTCTACGGTTTCATAATCTATTTCTTGAGTTTCATTATTAAAATATGCAACATTAACAACTGTTACTTTTGAATTTTTTGATGAATTACTATATGTAAACCCCTGTTCTGTTACGTTTGACAGGTTAAATAAATAACTTGGATCTGTTGGTCTGTCCTGTGTAATTGATATTGTGCCTGCCGAATAAAAAGGCATCACACGCATCACAGAACATAAATCATTTATAAGATTGTATGCCTGTTTCTGGTTTTGGATAACAACATTACAACTGAATCTTGGTTCTGTTCCTCCAAATCCATCATCAACCTGTTCTGCACAGTAAACAGAAGCTGAATAAAAACTGAAAACATCTAATTGTGTTGTATCTATCTGATCACCAAAACCTTTTGATGTTGTTAATAAGTCGTAAAGAATCCATGCTGGGTCATTTGTCCATTCTTTATCTGTTTTGAACGTACCGTTGAAAGTTCCAGAGTATGAGATTGAGCCATCAGATTGAACCGTTCCATTGTGAGGGATTTTTATTTTTGTTCCACGGACCTTGTACATCCGTTTTGGGATGGATGGAAAAGTCTGAGCATCAAACCTTATCGCAACATGAGCCGAATTTGCATAAGCTTTTTGTTCATTGATTATTTCTGTAAAAGATGACCATAATGAACTGTTTTGTAAGGTTGTATCTGTGCTGTCATCCGTTGTTCTGTTCACTCTGATCGTTACAGGAAAAGAAGTACCAGATGCAAAGTTGATTTTATAATCCCTGAAATATGTGCTTGCAGTTCTTCCTTTTACAGTGTCTGTTATAACAGTTGTTGTAGTGCCATCATTTTCAATGGTTTGAATATTTATGGCAACCTCCGCACCATTTATATCACCATCATCTTCAAACTTTTGCAGGGATGGAAAGCCAAGAGTTACCCTAACGGCATTGACAGATGTATTTGTTATGGATCTTGATACAGGACTTGCTTTTGTAACGGCAACACCGACAGCATTTTCTGTTTCTATTTCAGAAATACCCTGTATTGCAGTTTGATTGGAAGTACCAAATCTTGGTTCAAATGAAACATTGGGGAAGTTAAAATCTGTATCTGCTGGACTTGTATTACTTGCTGAAGATTGTAAAACCTGAGTGCCGTTTAAAAATACATCTTTCAAAGCTGCATTGTTATAGGCAGTTGTTCCCTGAGTAAGACCAGCAGCACTTGGGAACCCCTCAATCTCACCTTCTCCAAGCAATTCAACTAATGTCTGAAACTGTTTTGAAGCAAGGACATCATCTGTAACTGCTGGATCAGTAAGTCTTGTATTCTCATCAAAAGCTGGAATTGTCATTATGTAGTTCCCTCCACCTGTACCGTATCAACTCCAGAACTGATCACCACTGAACCAGTAAACACTTCTCCATATATTATGGCTACGCTGACACCACTGACACTGACGTTCTGGATGCCTGAAAACGAGTATGAGTTTGCCATTTGTGGATCTAATGCCCCATCTGCTTCTGAAGCACCAACATTACCTGGAGATTCAAAAGGCGCAGGGGTCGGTGCTAATAAAGAAGTTATACCACCTATTGCCAAATCCGTGACAACAGCCGTAGCGATACTGCCAACCACTGGAACAGCAGCAACAGTTGAGGCAACAGTGGCAACCGCACCACCAACGGCAGCAGCAGTTGTTATCGCAGCACCAGCCACCGCAGAAACAGCACCAACCGCAGCAGTGGCAACAGAACCAATACCACCGACAACAGCAGCTATCGCAGGGATTGATCCTGTTGCAATGGGTATGATCTGAATATCACCTTTTCCACTCATGGATAAAAAATCAAGAGAAACATCCATATTGTTCATTTTTACCTTGTAATATTGCTGACTCATGTGTGCCTCGACTTCTGGAAAGTTACACATCAAAAAACGAATCGCCTCTGCTGGACTTGATACGGCTGCCTCAAAATAGGATGAACCAAGAAATTTTCTTAATCTTCCATATACTTTTATCGTTTTAAGCTGCATACCTGTAAACCTCTCTAAGTGCTTGCTGATAACCTAAATCAAAAGGCTCTCGGCAACTTAATCTTCTTATATTATGATTCAAAATCATATTATCACCAATATAAACTGCAACATGATCTAAGTTACCTGAAGTTGATTGAAACAATAAAACATCACCAACTTGTATATTATCTTTAGTATCTTGTTTTATAAATTTTAATTTTGGTAATGCATATTCAAATTCTGGATTGTTGATAAAATCTTTTATTTTTTTTGGTCTTTTCCAATATGGAATATCGATGTTTTTTGTTTCTTTAAACCAATCCGTGACGATTGACCAGCAATCATGTACACCCCAGATAAAACTTCTACCGATAAGTGAAGGTGCTTTCCAGCCACTAGGTTCAAAAGAACACCATTCTTTCATTCTTACGCTATAGATATGAGAAGGTAAATCTAAGTACTCACAACTTGCTTTGTCATTATCAGATGGTTGTGGTGGCTCATAAGGATGAGAATGAACAATCCCGATTATTTCTCCTGTATCTTCACATTCTGCCCAATCGTCAGGGTCGATAATAAAATATTCAAATCCAGATTCTGCAATATTTTTACAAGGCCAATATGTTTCCTTTCCTTTTATAACTGCAAGCAACCCACAGGATTCCTTTGGCATACATTCTTCAGCGTGTTTTGCAGCATCAGTTTTCCAAGTCATGCGTTTACAAAAGTACCAACACCTGGGAAATCTTTTCTTGTGACCTGACGTTTTGGCGCACGAACTCCCTGAAGATCAAGTGCTGATACGAGTTCAAACTGTACAATATCTCTATTTTCTACAATTTTTCTATTTATGAAATAAATTTCCTGTGGCAGTTCAGCCGTGCTGTCTGGTGTGCCGAAAGGATTTTGGTTTGATGGAAAGTTGGCAGCATCCAAGAACTGGCTGAGAGTGCGTATGCGTACAAATTTTGCTCCCTGTAGGTCGTTGAATGGTGTTGTGGCATTTACTGTTGCCATCAATGCTGTAATAGTTCCAAGTACATTTGAAACTGTTATGGTCGGTCTCGGAAGCGACCCACGGCCAGAATATTCAAAACCTTCAGCTTGTATTGGAAATTTATCATAAGTATTACCTTGCCAAATTATAGAAGCGTTACTGTTCATACCAACTCCCGAATGAAACCTTGTCACATCGGTTGATCCATGTAATGCAGATACCAACGTCAATGTATAAAGTTCAATAACAGATTTGTTTGTTAATGCCTGTAGTTCTGCTGTAGGTAATCCCATTTACGGTTCAAATACCTCCCTGAAAGTGCAGTTTAATATTGCTCTGTTGTTATATGGTATGGTCTTTGTCCATGATTGACAGACAAATTTTCCAGCCCCTGATAATGTAACCGATACATTACCACTGTCAGTTGCAGAGGAAGCTGCCGTCACCGTGAATGTATTGTCATCAGCAGTTGTGGCTATTGCAAAATCACCATCTGTAGGGGAACCACTTGCAGTTGAAGTGTAGTCAATGGTCACGACATCACCGATTGCAAGACCATGATTTGTAATGGTTATGGTGACAGTAGTTCCACTTTGACTATATGTACCTGTTTTTGTGAAGCCCTCGCCTGGAGGCGTAAAGGTAAAACTTGCCTGATCATTTACGCGACTTCGCAAAAATCCTTCTATGACATCAGATTGCGTTTCTGAAACATTGAAAGTAAGGTCATATATTTTTGGATCTTGAGTCAGTGGAAGCCCAAACAATGCTCTGAACTCATACCCATCACCAAGTCTTGTTGACCTGATTCTTGGTGCGCTTGTTTTTCTCATCCCATAAGTGGGCTGAATAGAAGGGAAAGTTGCCATTTATCTAGTTAACAAACCTCCAGGTCTTTTTTCTTTTATCAGTTGTGCCTGTACAGCAGCCCCTATCGCTGCGCCTAAAGCCTGTGCGTCTGCACTGTTACCCTGTACTGAAGAACCCGAAGCATCTACGTTTACTGTAACCATGTTTGTTGTTCCTCCACCTATTTTATCGTTTGCTGTAACCATACCTGATGATCTTGGAGTAAATAACTCAGGCCCTCGTTCTCCTACAACATAAGATCTTCCAGCAGAAACTGGCCCACCATTAGCTCTAAATATACTAGAAAGACCAGAGCCTAAAAAGCTACTGCCTCCTCCACCAAGAAAAGTATTAGTAATAAAAGGTGCAGTTTTCTTTTTTCTTCCGCCAAATAATCCGCCTAGAAATCCACCAATACTGTCACCAATACCAGAAACCGCACGTTGCATGGCAACTTCCACCAACTGTCTTTTTAAATTGTTTAGAACACCTGTTGCAGCTTCAGCTAGAGTTTTTGTTCCCATAACAGCATCAGTTAAACCAGATACTATTCCCTGCTCTACACTTTGCCCGATTTCATTGAATTTTTCTTTTAATTGATCTGCCTCACTTGTGATTTGAAAAATACCTTCAGACAATTGGAAAGCACTTCCATTTATGGAATCTAGAAAAGTATCAGATTGACCTAAAGCATCATTAAAAGTTTTTGTTATCGGAATTAATTCTGTAAAAGCAACTGTTGTACCCTCTGTATCTTTTTTAATTTCTCCTGCTAATTTTTTTGAATCCGCAACAGTTTTTTCTATATCTTTTTGTTTTTTTTCTTGCTTTGTTAATTCTTTTGTTGTAAGTGCATTTGTGACAAGTTCTTTTTTCTTTAAATTAAATATTTCTTGAAACTGTTTTCTTGCATCTTTATTAAATCTTCTTTCAAAAAAACCAAAATCTTTACTTACTTCCTCTGTTGCAAAAGTTCTTGCCTCTGTTTCTATTTTAATCATATCTTTTTTGCCAAGTTTACTTACAAGGCCAATACTCTCAATGAGTTGTGATATTTGTTTTACAGCTGCAATACTGATATCTAATATTGCTTTAATTTCATCTTCAAGTTCTGTTCCAATGGTTCTTGCAAGTGTGTCAATCGTATCTTGTAAAGTTGATAATTTACCATTTAAAGTGTCTGCCTGTTTTGTAGCACCACCAGCAAAAATAGCTCCTTGACTTGTTAAATTAATTAAAGCTTGATTCGCAAGATCTGCGCCTATTTCTCCTTTACGCATTGCAGATTCAAATTCATCACCTTGCAACTTGGTTATCTTTTTCAGTTCGTCAGTAATATTTACTCCTCTTTCCAATAACTGTAAATTTTCTTCTTGTTGTAATTTACCTTTTGCTCTTATTTGTCCAAAGGCTGTGGCAATACCTGTTAAGTCAGCACCTGTAGCACCAGCTACATCTGCAAGTCTTTTTGTAGTGTCGACAAGTTCCTCAGTTTCAAAACCGAAAGCTTTAAGTCTTTTTGTTTGTTCTATCAATTCACTACTGGTGAAAGGAGTAACAGCACCAAATTCTTGTAAGTCAGAAATTATTTTATTAGTTTTTTCAAGTGATCCAGTTAATTGTTCAAGACTTGCTCTCTGTGTTTCTAATTCTGCTGTCTTAAAAAAAACAAACTTTGCAGTCTGTATTACTGCAAAAGCAGCAACAAGATTACGAACAGTTTTTGTAAGAGCACCTACACCAACGCTCGCTTTTTTTGCATTATTTCCAAATTTATTAAATTGTTTCCCACTGTTTTCCAATCTTCCTTTTAATTTATTTGTGCTACTGCTTAAAGCTTTCGTCTGTTCATTTACACGTTGCAGTGGTCTGATTGCATTTTGTGCATCAACTATTAATCTGACTGTTGATTGTGCCACAAATACAAATAACCTTTATTATATATTACCTTGTTTTGTTCTTTTGACGATTCATTTCTTGTTTTTCCCTGTCATTTTTAACTTCATAATATGCAGCCCAATGAACAAGCTCTTCCTCTGTCATTGACTTCCTTAATTCTTCAACAGATTTTCCTAATTCTGATGCGAGAAAAAACTCGAAGTTTAACCAGTTATCTCGCCTGATTCGTTTTTTGCTGTATCTAAATCAACTTGTATATCCATCATAAATAGCTCAAGTTCATTCAATACACTTTCTGGTAAAAATCTCTGTAGATTTTCCGCATCAGCAGAAGCAAACGCTTTAGATCCATCTTCATTTTCTGCGATTTGACAAAGAAGTCTTGTAGATATTGTCAAAGCATCATCTGTACCAGCAGCAACTTGAGCTTTTTTTCTATCAAATCTTGTTAAAGGTGGAAAATATATTTCTTTTAATAAATCACCATTAGGTTTTTTTAGTTCATATTTTCTTCTTGCGGTCATTACATCACTGAAAGCCTCAGTGATGAGATCAACGGTTCTTTTTGTTGCCATGTTTATGTGGGGTTAGTTATTTAAAATTTACTATATATCTGAAGTGATTGCACCTGTTGTCTGGAAAGAAATGCTTATTTCTTGGATCTCACCAATTGTTGCTCCATATTCAGCACCTGTAATTATTCCAGAAAAACCAAATTTTTTAGCACTTGCTGAACTATCTGGAAACAACTCAAACAACGCATCACCAGCATCACCAGTTGTTAAAATATCTTCAACGAATGCCAAGTAATCAGAGTTACCAGCATTGTCATAAATGAGAGTTGCTGAACCTTCACCAGAGATAAGGCCACCAACAAAAGTTTTTGAAGTATCACCCTGAACTGTGGTTTCTTGAGTGTCCTTAGTAATTGATAAAGACCAATTTCTAAGACCTGATATATCAGCTTCTGTTCCAGCAGCGTTATGGAACATTATTTTACCGACATCACCTTTTACAGCAGCCATAACAAAAAAAAGAAAGATTTATAAATATATTAACTCTTTTCAGTCTTTTTTACATCTTTTTTTGAATTTTCTTGATTCTCCATATATCTTTTACAATTAGGATCCCACATTCTAGAATCTCTTACACCTTTGACAGCTTCAATAGCGTCAAGCATTTCTTCTGTGATTTCAAGTTTTGGCATGATTAAAGATCCTCATATATTTCAAAAGTTATCCTAATTTGTGTTTGAAACTTACCTTCGGGACTTGATGTTAATACTTCAGGCCCGATTGGTGAATCAAAAATAACATTTGAAACTGTAATATTATTGTAGAGGTCACGCAACCTTTTGCCAATCGTAAGGTTTGACCCTGCCCCAATACCTTCTTCTGTAAATATATTTAAAAGTATTAGTCCAACAACACTATTTGTAGAATTAGCAGATCCACCCATTGTTAAATAACTACCAGAGCCAAAACTTGTCTGGCATTGAACAAAAGTATCTTCTGTAGTGGAATCAAATGCCATATTATTAAATACAACAGGAATAGCTGGACTTGATGCAAGTTCTGTTGCAAGCCTTCCTTCAATCGTTGATCTTACAGTGTTCAAATCAATTGCTGCCATTATGAACTCCTAAATTCATCTGCAATAAATTGTTCCAGTTGCTTTGCAATAAGTTCTGGATAACCTTTAATTGTCTGCTGTCTTGTTCTGTATTGACCACCCCAGCTTGGAGGGAGGTTAGTTCCATAAGCAACAGGCTCTGCATATTCTACATTTGTAAAGACTTCACCGATATAAGGCTTGACTTCGCTTTGGAATGAACTTCTTAAATTATTAGTATCAACTGGTGTAAATTCTTTTATGTCTTTTTCTGCTTTGAAAGTTGCTTTACGGACAGTCTTTTGAACCTTCTCACCAAAATGATCACCGATGTCAGTTAAATTTATTTCTCTTGCCATAGTTACCTCAAGATAAGATCAAAACTTATTGCTGTATTATTTTGTTCATTTGTCACAACTTGAATAATTTTAAACTCAACACTGCTTATAACAACTCTATCTTTCGTAGTTGGTACAAAGGTCAAATCCCCTGCTGATATTGTCAGTCTCTTGTCCTGGGATTCAATCAGATCATTTACCTCAGATCTGTTTACATTTGTTAACGCCCCTTTGACGGTGGTATCAGATGTGGATTCTGTAATAGCTCCAGTGGTTGTGTTATAACTGCCAGCCGTTACCTGTCTGATAGTTACATCACCTCCAAGTTTGCTCAGAGTCTTTGATGCTGCCTTTTTCAGTGCGTTGGCAAGACTCATAATGAATAAGCTATGACCTGACCACTTGCAAGAGTGATACTTGTGATTACACCTTCAACTTCAGATGATGCCTTCATTGTGATGCCGTTGATAGTCGAAGAACCATTTTCTGTTAAGTTCTCGGCAACAAAAGTAGCTTCAGCATCTGTCAGACAATGCACCTTACCGAATCTGCCAGTATGGGCATTTGTATCTGTAATGATTATCCCTGCTGGGTATTGGTAGCCGTAGTTCACTTTAAGACCTCTTGATTGATAAGTTTGCTCTTCCACCTATTCTAATACCCATTAGGTAATGATCAACTATAGGTGGGATTCGATCAATACCAACTGCCCCATAGAATCTAGGGGTTGCATTTATATTACCGATACTAACTGTTGCAAAATCTTCCAGACCACTCAACTCTAACCCGTTCCTGTTGTTGTTAAGATATACAGCTAAAATAACCTGTGCATTTTTTACTCGATCTGGGATCTCAGTATCCGTATAGTAATCAGCAACTAATCTGTTTGGAAAAGATAATCCATAAAGGTTGGTATAAGTATCTGGCTTGCGAACTCCCGATCTAGGCCATTCTAGTGCCTGGGTATCATCTACCCTAGCCCCTAAAAACTTTTCTCTATCTATTCTCTGGGCTGCTGTAAAAAGCGCGCGGTTTTTGTTGTCAGTAGATGAGTTATCCCAAGCTGCGGTGTCATCACTTAGAACTAGCCCCTCAATAAAAGAGTTTGCATCAGCAAGAGTTATATAAGTGTTTGCGTTAGCACCACCAACAGTAGCATCAAGAGTTATCGCCATTGAGTTTTACCTTTTTGGGCTTTGGTTTTGGTTTTGGCTTTTCAAGAGTGGGAGTCAATGAAGCTGCCTTTTGAGCAGCCTCATTCCTCACTCTCATTCGCCTGAAAGCGAACATTCCCATTTAGCTAGATGCTCCCTTCAGAGCAACATAATTAATAACGATAGCTTCACTTAAAGATCCACCTGATACGTTAGAAACTGTGATCTTGAATGATCCAGCCGCAATTCCGTTAGCACTTACGATATAAGCACCAGCAGTTCCAGCAGAACCATGACAAGCAACGACAACATCTGTTGCAGCGACTTTGCTGTTTGTAACTGTGAAAGATACTTCAGCAGCATCAGCTAATGCAGCGTTGTTCATTGTTATCTGTCCACTCTCAGTGTTGAGAGTTACACCTGTTGATTTGTTAGTAGCCTGAGTTACAGTACCACCGTCTGTTGGGCCAATTAAACTACCAGCACCAATTTCAAAAATAGAAGCCATGATTTAAAATCCTAGTTATAGCAAGGGTTTTCGGTTAATCCATATTGGATACGTTGGTCGCCCTGACGATTCCTATATTCTTAGTCTCATAAACTTTCGACCATGAAGCAACAGTTTCCAACACAGTTCTTGTTGGGTTTACTGTTGAAACAGCGTATTTAAGACCTACAGGATGATAGATGTAGTGGAGATCCACAGCCATTGCTTCTTCTAAAGCAAGGATGTCTCTATCTGTTTGTGTTCTGATTGGAGCCTGCTCTCCTGTTACAACTGCTCCTTCTGTAAAAAAGAACGTACTGAATTCCGTAGAAGCACCAGAACCTGTTGTTGGAACATCATCCGAAACAATAATTCTAAGACCTCCAAATGTTTCAACAACATTAGGGCCATCAAATGCTCTGACAGTACTACCACCTGTCGCTCCTGTGTCAGGTGCGCCTGTGTTGTCGTAGATGCGATCAATCATATTTCGCTCTAACAAGTCTCCATAAACGTTGGAGTGCATCGCAACTGTTGTTAGTTTTGATCCTTGATCTCCAAGTAAGGATTTTGCCTTCGCAATATGACGAGGACTTAATGTTGTTGGAGTATCACCTGATTCTGAATCAATCGTTAAATCAAACAAAGCAGAGTTGCTGTCGTTTGCATTGATAGAACCAAATGCACCAGTTAGACAGGAGAATAAATCTTTCTGTTTCTGGTTGTTAACATAAGCAGCCATCTTCTGAGCGATAGCAGCCATTGGATCTGGGCCACCACCAACTGCAAGTGCTGCTAAATCACGAGAAGAAAATGCTCGTCCACGGTGTAGCACGGCTGCAATCTGATTGTCAGCTGTGATCTTGCCAGGTGTTAATGATAATGAATCTGTGAGAACTTCAAAGTCTCCAGATAGGTTTGCTTTGTAGAACACTTTGTTATCCCGAAAGCTCTTTATCTTTCGGTTCTACATCTTTTCCATTGATGTAGGTCGGACTATATCTTCAACCCAGAGGGTTGCAAGGCACTCGTGGAAGCATTACTCAGTTTCCTGTCGGCTTCTAGTCTCTGAACCTTCCAGCTTGTAGGCTGGCTTGGCTGCTGATTATCCTTTAATGGTGGACTCCCAGCAATTCACCTTGTTTCATTATGCTGTTACCAACATAAGCCCCCAATCTAGACGAGGGATCTTAACGAAATCTCCTCCACGCTCTGCTGAAAGATTTAATTCTGCCAAAGGTGTTACTACCCCACTCTGTAGGAAGGCATCTCTTTGAGTTGTCTCTTCAATTAAGTAGGGGGTGAACACTTCAGGTATTATTAAATCCGACCTCAATGTAGCCATGAGAATTTAAGTAATATGTTCACTTCGAGGCACAACCTCTGACATGGCACAACCACGTTGACTCTATATTAACTAGAAACTGCGTTTTTTAACATATTATATTTATTTATGTCTGTTCTATATAATCTTGCCTGTTCTGTTAGGTTGAAAGATTCTCTGGCAAATGGGTTGGCCTCCCCTGTAATTACATCAGCAGTTACTTTGGTTGTTGTAGCACCTCCGCCCTGTGGTCTTGGGTTTTTCTGTACCCACTGAGGCATTTTCTGTTGCGCCCAATCTTTCACAGGTGTTCTGTTATAACCATCAACAATCACAACAGTGCCATCAGCTTCTCTTGCAAGTTGATCTCTGTTTATTCTTGACAAGACATATTGTGGGTCATGTACTACATCAGCTAATGCACTGACAGCAGGGGCTTCCACTTCAAGCTCTCTTTGTCTTTGCTCAAGCTCTTGAATCCTTTTGTTTTTGGCTGCCTCTTGCTCTCGATATTGAGTTGCAAGTTTTTCTCTTGCCTCTTCATATTTACCCTGTGCTTCAAGTTCTTCCTGTTCTTTTTTCTGTTTATATGCAATCAAGGCATTTACATCAACATCCTGGGGTACAGCTTTTGCTGTTTCTTTTGCTTTTTTATAATCATCTAATAATTCAGCATTTTTCTTTCTCATTGATTCAACTTCTGCTTTCAAAGCATCAACTTCTGTCTGTGAAGGATTTGGCTTGATTGGTTCGTCTGACATAAAAAATCGTAATATTTATTTATAATATTATCGTGAAAATTACCATTTGACCTTATGTGACCAAAATAACGGGGAAAATATCGTTGGATTTGGGTTCTGGGCATTATGTCTTGCGTAATAACTAGCTCTTCTCTGTTTTTCTGCTTTTGTTCTTGGATTCTTGCCAGCACCTTTGACTCCCTGCTGTCCAAACCTGATTAATTTAACCTCATCACCCTTTTTTGCAAGCACAACATGAGATTTTGTTGGATGGCCTGGAGTTGGTTTTGCTTTGTTAACTTCTGTTAAGCCATACTTTTTCAGCTTACGTTCTATCTTTTCTTTTTTACTTAATGTCATTTGCCTATCTTCTCCTGTGCCATTCTATGCGCCCTCGCAAAACTCATGCCCTCACGCATTTTTCTAACCATGTAATTCATGTGCCTTTTAGTATGATGCACTGAATGAGCTTTCAAGGTTTCTTTTTGTTTTTTTGTTAGTGGAGCCATTATCTTTTCTTTTGATATTTTGAATAAATTTTAGCGTCTGCTGTTCTTGCTCCACCTTTACCTGTCATATAACTATTTACCCTGCCCATTGCCCACGCACCCATCGGCACATTACGAGATCCAGCAGAAAGATATGCACCTTGTCCCTTACGATAAACTTCTGCAAGTTCACCATAAAAAAAGCGAGTGCCTTCTGCCTTTTTCTTAAGACTAGCTTTTACGCTTTCGCTTAGTGGTTTTCTTCTTTTTGCCTGTGACATTTTGTTTGGTGCGTGATTTAGATACAGCCTTTATATCAATAAACTCTCCTTTTCTGTAGGCTTCGGCAGTTCTCTTGATCTCAGCAGCTTTCGCTCTCTTATTCTTTGCTCCAGACAGATATTTTTTAGGAACACCTGTCTTTTTGTCTTTTGGAACTCGCCTTCTTTTTTTAGTCACTTTTTGGATTTTTTCTTAGTAGTTTTAGGTTTCACTTCACAGTTTTCAACCTTTGGTTTTGACTCATCATAAGTCTGGACTTTAAATGTATATCCCATTATTTTTTACCTCCCTTCTTTTTTTTCTTTTTACCCTTTGGCTTCATTGATCCGTAGTGTGAAGGCATGACAATAAAAGTAGCTGTCTTTATATTACTTCCTTTTGCGGTTCTTAGCTGTTTTTAAAACAAAGCTTTTAGCCAACAGCAGTATTATCGTTACCAATGGTATTTACCAATAGCAATATTATGCTCACCACTTGTGGTAGTTAAAAGTCTTGCAATAACTACCTTTTGTGTAAAACAACCAACTGCTGTGTTTTAGTTTCATGCAATTTAACCAACTGCTGTATTATTAGTACCGCTTGTATTTCCTACTGCTGTGTTTTAGTAACCTTTGGTATTTCCAATAGCTGTGTTATATATACCAATAGTAATTACCAATAGCAATATTATAGTAACCACTTGTAAGAGTAAAAACCATTGCAATAACTAGCTTTATATAAATTAAACCAACAGCAGTGTTTTATGTACTTATCGTATTTCCTACTGCGGTATTTTAGTTTCTCGCAACAAAACCAACAGCAGTGTTTTATGTACCTATTGTAATTACTTCTTTTTGCGTTTTTTAGCAGTTGATAAAGCTATCGCCACAGCTTGTGATCTTGACTTGCCTTCTTTCATCAACATTCTGATATTGCCAGTGATTGTCTTTTGTGACTTTCCTTTTTTAATTGGCATCTTTGTATTTTGCAGCTAGTTCCTTCAATGTTAGCTCTGTTCCATCTTCACGGATAATTTTTTTTAAGGCATTTGTGGCGTTTAGTTGTTTTGTACCTCTTTTAGGACTCATCAAATAATTGAAATATCTTTTCTTTTTCCCCAATACCTTGTCCTGTACATCAGGATTATCTTTCAACCAGTTTGCATAGTTTGTGTTTTGAGGAACACGACCTGTTGCACTTGGTCTTGTATTAGGAAAAGCCCTTGCCAAATCATCATCATCAATAACAGGAACAGTAGTTGATCGGCAGTTGAAATGTTGTGGAGGAACAGGCCCTTGATCATATCTAAACAATTGACCATCTAACCTTTGACAGATAGAACTTGTCCTTGCATCAAGCGTTGCCACATATTGATACCTTCCAGTGATATCTTTGTTTGCTGCATATACCGCCTGACTTGCTGCATTTTGTACCTGGTTTACAGTTGTTCTTACAACAGTTTGTATTTGTTTATTTGATAAAAGCATCCCCTCTGAATTTTTTAAAGCAGAGTTCAATGCGATTGCATTTTGTGGTTTGGCATTAAATCTAAGGTTTGGCCCTTTTAACCTTCTTACAATCTTTGGTAAAGATTCACCTTCCAAAACACCAAGTCTGATTGCTTTTGAAAGTCTTGAAGCAGAATCTTCAGCAATACCTCTAAATGATTTTTTTACATTTTTGCCATTTGGTAATGATATTTCCGATCCTCTTTTTGCAGTCAATGCAAACTGAGCAGATCTAAACACACCATCTTTATCTCTTAATCTTATGGTCATAGCAGTCGGATCTTTTGTGACAATAGATTTTGCAAAGTCAGGAGAAACAGCAACTGTGTTTACCTGAAACTCTCCTTTTGGTAAAACTCTTTGCAATTGATCCTTAACAAAACCAACTTGAAATTCTGCTAAGTTTTGCAATTCATCAATCATATAAACTGCGCTTTCATTTTCCCAACCTTTTAAACTATCAACCATTTGTGCCAATATTGATCGCAGTCTTGCAGTTGTAGTTGGGCTGTTGCCCTCAAGATCTCTTATCTTTCGTAATACATCTAAAATTACCTCATTGAATTGACTAGCAATTTGAAACTGAACCTTATTGCTGTATCTGTTCAAATCAATCGCTTCACGATAAAAAGCTTCTGGAACTGCCATTTATTATGATTCATCTGTTTGGGTTGAGGCTTCCATTTCAATCAGCCCACCAGCTTGTGTTGCCTCAACTTCTTCCTCTACTGAAAAATCATCACCGAGAATCTCACCACTGCTAAGTTGTGTGAGCAATGTTTCTTGGCTGATAGTACCAGCAGTAAATAATGCAAGTAATGATTGAATTTCCTGTGGTTCTAATCTTGCTGTTACAAAATCTCTATTTACAAAACTGCTGCCAGCATTAGGCTCATTAAGATATTCGCTATGAAACTTAAGACAGTTATCAATCAGATCTTGCATCTGTTGAGCAATGACCATCATCGTGCTGTCGTTCTGTGATCTATCAATTCTTTTGGCCTCGGCTGACTCACCCACCAACTTCTGCCCAAGTACCGCAGCTAATGACAATGTATTAATCTGTTCTGCGATATCTTTCAATCTTGTAAACTGGCTGTCATAACTGTCACCCGATGGGCTGACATATTCCATCCTCGATTCAGGTGGTAATGATAATGCTTCATTCGGCCCTGTTGTTATCTCATCTGCGTTTGGATAACCAAAAACTGCAAGTAATGGAACAGAACTGATATGCAGAATATTATCAAGGTCACTCTGTATCTGGTAATGCTTTAGGTTTAGTTCTGCTATGTCATATAAAGGACTGCGACTTTCATACATTCCCACTCTGTTTGAATATGCAACAGAAAAAGGAATCTTATCCTTTATGCTCATCTCTCCTTCATCATGTAATTTATATTCACCTTTATTGTTTTTCCTATGGATTTCATATCGCCCAGGCTCTAATACTCTGATCTGTTTTACAATCTTTTCTCCATATTTACCATCAGATTCAACAACCTGTTCCATTAATCGCAGTTGAGTCAATTTTCTTACACCGTCAATAATCTCTGTCCTCCAACCAAGAATATCTTTTGGAGCATAAGTAACCCAATATGGTCTTGCCTTTTCTCCATCTTTCGGTGCGTCAACTAAAACACCGACATGACCAAAAGAAATCGCAACCCTAGCTGTTTGATATAACCAAACATTAAGATCATTACCCTCAAGGTCAACATCAAATAACTGCTCACGAACAAGATCTGAAACATCATCAAGTCTGATTGGTTTTCTTACCAACATACCTGACAACATCTTTTCGATACGTTGCAGATATGGCACTACTGTTGACCTTGCAAGCCTTGTATCATAAGCATCATCAGTTTCTCTTGGCTCTTGATTTAAATATTTTCTATGTTCACTTCTAATCTTATATGTTCCCTCTTTCAAATCTTCAACCAGACCCCAGAAATTTGCCATTCTCTGATAGGCAGCATTAGGACTTGCAACCGTTGTAGGAGCTAGTGTTACAGGCTGATTGTAAATATTCAGAGAGCTATACACGGTTTTTCCTCATAGTACCATTACTTTTAATATATTCTAATCCCTGTTCGCTTGCCTGCCCTACCATAAAGCAAATTAAATTCACGATAAATTAAATACCCCAAGGCATCATTCATATGGTCATATCCATTCTGTTTATCTGGATCGCCTGTCTTTTCATCGTAGCTCTGCAATTCGAGGCACTCAATCAAACGAGTGCAACTGGCATGAATCGCCAAACGTCTTTCCCCTTTGCCGTTTTGTAATAACGCATTGACGGTTGCAACTCTATCTTTGATAAAGGGGTTGCTCTTGAGAGCCATTGAACCGAAGCCGTAACCTTGGAGTATTGCGAGATCTGTTTTTGATGCGTTAATCGTTGAACGTGCTGAACCACTAGCGTCAGGGTAAACTAATATTCTGTTTGAAGGATAACGTCTAAGTATCTCCTGTGCCAACGCATCTGTATCTTTTTGTTTGGATATTTCATCAATAATCACCAGCTTGTCACCATCTCTCACTCCGATGACGCAGTTGCAGTTCATTACGTTGAAATCTATACCGCAAAGTAAAGTCTCCATCTTGATATCAAACGGTATTTTATTGATGACATGATGCTCCCTGGAGAACCTGTTATAAACCTGACCGCTTGTGAGGTTGACCCACTGTCCCAAAAGATAAGCCTTTATTAACTGCGGTGGATAATTCTCATACAAAGATGGAATAAATGTATCGGGCAAGTGAGGATTATCAGCAGTCTTTGCCTGGATCAATCCTGTGTCGGACTTTTTATTTTTTTCAAAAGTTTCAAATGCCCAGCCATGACCTTCAGGAGTTGTTGTTGCGTAGAACTGTTGAACATTTCCAGATCTGAGTCTTGCAAGTGCCATATTCATAGCATTTTCTGCCTCTCGTTTTGGCACAGTATCTGCCTCATCAAATCCAATTGCACAGAGGTTCTGGCCTCGTAATCGTTGATAAGTAAGCATGGTTCTCAACAAGATTGTGTGAGTACCTTCTTTAAATTCCAAAGTAAAGGATGGCAAAGGAGATGCTCTATAAGAAAAAGGAATCTGCCATTGGTCTAACAGTTCATTCATAGTTCTCACAAGAATATCGACCAGCATCGCATGAGTTGGCTCAAAGAGTGCTGATACATGACCAATATTCATTGCTGCAAGTATCGTTGCTTTTGCAACTAAACCGACTGTTTTACCAGCACCGAATCCACAGACAAGAGCTAATTTTCTATGATCGAGATCATCACAAAACTTTGATTGATGCGGAAGTAAATCCTGATTAATGCGCTCTATTGCTTCACTTGCTGTTGGTAAATCATAAGCACCAATTTGATATAAAACTTTTCCAGGTTGAACTGTATCTAGAATGCTCACGAAATAATCTGTGCAAGTTTAGCTGCTGTGTTGATTGCACCAAGAGCAATATGCAAATGCCCTTTTTCTCTTGCTTCCATTTGTAGCGTTGCAGCCTGCGCTAAAAGATTCGCCACCATTTCAGGTCTTTCCATATCCCAATCCGCTTTCATTTCGGCTCTGACGATCTCTAAATATTTATCTACAGATTTATAACCAACCCCCCATTTTTTAGAGGCATATTCTATACAGTCGGATCTACGGCCACCTTTGGCAATAATCTTGCCAAGTTCTCGTGACCTGATCAGTGTTTCTATTTTTGTGCCTTTTTTAGCCATTACATAGATGTTACACGGAAAAGCGAGAATATGAATATTTGTGTAATTTGAGACTCATTTAAGACTGCAAGGTGTTCCCACGTTCCCAAGTGTTCCCAGAAATGCTACAAACTTACCTAACCCTATATTTACCTATATATTACCTATTATTATATTTATATATAAAACATAGAGAACATAGAGAACATATATATATAAGATAGTGATAGCAAGGATTTTAACCGTTCCCAGTAGTGAGAACAGGGGTGAGAACAGGTGAGAACCACACCCATTTAGGTGTTCCCGCCACACGTTTTCTTTTACGTTCATAATGTAAGGATTTGAGAATTGATGAGACAGTCATTGTGTCAGATTTCGTCTGTCTTTCGATTGGTTTCTCTATCGCTTCGGCTAAAAGAAGTTCTATTGTTATATCCTTCATTGCATTAGCTGGATCGTTCAGGTAGTTGGTTATAACAGAAAGCCAGGGAGAATCGACCATATAAGAAAGGTTTTCTTTTTCAATCTGGTTTTCCTGTTCATAAGAGAGATAATGCGGTTCATTATTTTTAAAAAGATGAACTCCAGCTGACCACAGAGCATCACGTTCAAGTTGAAGTGAATCAAGATCAATAGATTTTGAAGTACAGGGACAAATCATAAATCTTCTGTTACCTGTGTCATCTATTAATAATCCAGATTCTTTATTAGTTGATCCAACTATTATTCCTCTTCTTGGCCATTCTTCAACTGCTTTACCATATGGAACTCTGAGTAGGTCAGTTGATCTTGATAGAAAGGCTTTTATTGTTCCAGCGTGTTTGCGACTTGTGACTCCATCAATTTCTGACCATTCCATTCCCCAAGAACGATGTAGGACAAGAAGATCATCCTTTGAAGAAATATCACCGAGGGCATCTGAGAAGAAAGGCCCGAACAATGTTTGCCAGAATGATGATTTTTTTATGCCTTGTGAACCTTGAAGGACAGTTGCTGTGTCATGTTTGCAACCTGGAATAAAAACTCTCCTTACTGCATTTATAAGAGTAAGTTTAAGCATCACATCATATATTGTCGGTTCTTTCAGTTTTTGATCTTGTGGTCTTAAATATGTCGAGGCCAATCTTTCAATGCCATAAAGTTCTGGTTCTATCTCGTTGTAGCAATGATCTAAATATAGCTTTACAGGATCATATTCATTTTCATGGGCTACCTTAAGAAGGCAATCAATTGCCATTTCTTTTGGAACTTTATAACCAAGCTCTGCGAGTGTCAGGTAAAAAAGTTCAATATTTTTTATTATTTTGCCATCCATTTCTATTGAATGGGAAAAGGTATTGAATCTTATTTCCTGTTTTAGATTGCGTAATAAGTTTATAAGTTCCTGTGATGTAAGTTGTTCTAATTTACGAGCAACTGGAGTTGGCTCTTCTGCTGGTTTTATTGAAGTGGGGAAGGATCTAGGAGGAGGAGTCCAACCATCTTCGGAGGCAAACTTTTGGAGAGTGCCAAGTGAAACCCCAGATGATTTAAATGATGCCCACTTCTTTTCACATTCTCCTGATTGATACTTGCTGTTCTTCTGAGATAGCTGTTCCCAATCGTGGAGTAGAGAATTATCACCGACTGAATGAGCAGCCATACCAATTTTGACCCATGTGTCGTAGTCATCTAGTCGATTAGGATTTATTGATTGGAGAAGTGAACGTGCCTTATCTGTATCTGAATTTAATGTTTGTATCTGTGGTGTTTTTTTCTTTTGCTCCATCATTTTTTCAATTATGGCAAAGGGAGCTTCTGCGATTTCTAAATCTCTTGGTGAACGATTTTCCATCCATCTGTAGCCATCAGTCTTTGGATGTTTACCAGATACTATTGATTGCGTACCATTCCACCGCAACTCGATCTGTTCAACAGAACCATCTTCATCTTTTACACCTGTCTGAAATTTTCGTGTTTTTATTTTTGACCAATATTTTTCTGGAACTTGGTAAATGATTTGAAATCTACCAACACGACCTGAAGTGACCATCCATGATGGTGGTAATGATGAAAGAGAAAAACCCCATTCACCTAATATTTTTGCAGCTGATGGCCCGTCATGGTCGAGAAAAAGTAAGCCACCTGAAGGAGTTCCACAGCAAACACCGATACCTGTAGATTTTTTGGAAGATATTTCTTTGAACAGTTGTGAGCGTGTAAGTGGATTATTCTGCCAATCGTTCTGATAGGGTCTTTTATTTTGAACGGCAACAAAACCCCAGTGCTTGGGAAGACCAAGCAGTTCTTCTTTTATGTCCATTGTTATGCAGCCTGCTCCATTCTTTCAGAAACTATTAATCTGAGTAAACAGGATCTTGATTCAGATCCCTTGTTATCATCAAGCCATTTTATCTGACCCTGCGAGAGTTGAATATTAATTGTCTTTAAAGTTTGTTCTTGTTCCATATCTAGGGTTGTTTATGTGTAACTATAGGGTAAGATAGCACCATATACAGTATGGTCAATGGTTAAATTAAGAGAATATCAAAAAGCAGCAAGCAGAAAGTTGACAAAACTTTGTCAGATCAAGAAATGTGCATATTTAAGTGGTGAATGTAGGACAGGCAAAACACTTGTTGCCTTATCTGTTGTCAGAAATATGGCACTTGAAAAGGTGTTGGTAATTACTAAGAAAAAAGCAATCCCTAGTATAAAAAGTGATGTTGAAAAGATGAATCTTGAGAGGGTAGTATCCATAACTAACTTTGAACAGTTAAAAAATTTCAAGGGTACAAGCTGGAACATGATCATTGTTGATGAAGCCCATAGTGTGGGAGCATTTCCAAAACCATCTCAACGATATCAGAATATTTTGCAGCTTAGATATAACAGCATTATTTTGATGAGTGGAACACCAAGCCCTGAAAGTTTTAGTCAGCTTTATCATCAATGGTCTTTAACACCTTTTTTATGGAGTAAATATCAGAACTTTTACAGGTGGGCTAGTGATTATGTTGATGTAAAGGAGAAAAGAGTTGGAACTGGTGTTGTTATCAAAGATTATTCAGAGGCCAGGCAAAGCAGAATTTTAAAAGATATTGAACCTTATACTGTGCAGATGACTCAGAAAGAAGCTGGTTTTACTCAGGAGGTTGAGGAGGAAGTGCATCTTGTGAAGATGTCGAGAAGAACTTATCGTCTTGCCTATCGGATATTAAAAAACGGTGTTATTGGTAAACCAGGTAGAAGATCAGTCGTGGCAGATACAGGGGCTAAAGTTATGAGCAAATTAAGGCAGATTTATAATGGCCATGTGATCACGGAGAATCATGGTGCTGTAGTTTTTGATAAAAGCAAGATTGAATATATAAAAAATAACTTCAGTGGAAGGATTGCCATATTATATTGCTTTATTGCTGAAGGCAAAATGCTCAGAGAAAGTTTTGGTGCTAGGGCAACAGATGATCCAGATATATTTAATGCTGTAAGCGATTCTGTTTTTATCGGTCAGGTCAAAAGTTGTCGTGAGGGTGTAAATTTAAGTAGTGCCGATCACCTGATTTTTTTGGGAATAGATTATTCTGCACTTAGTTATTTACAGGGAAGAGAAAGAGCAAGTTTTCTTGGTAGGGAAAGAAAGAATAAAATACATTATATTTTTGCAGAGAAGGGAATCGAGCCAAAAGTTTATCAGGTAGTACAATCAAAGGAAAGCTACACGATCAATCATTATAGAAATGACAGAGGCTCAATATCAGAAGAAGCTGATCGACAGGCACGAAAAAGAAGGATGGACAGTAATCAAGTTAATTATGTGCAACAAGGCTGGCTTGCCGGATTTGATCTGTATGAAACCAGATGAGGTTAAATTTATAGAGGTCAAGAGCGAGAAGGGAAGATTAAGTGAAATCCAGAAGTATAGGATTGAAGAGTTGAAAGAAAAGGGATTCGATGTAAAAGTAATGAAACCTTGTTGACAATTGTTGATAGTTATGTTTATAATTGAGGTATAGCAACCCCACTAATCAAATGAATGGATTCAAAATTAAAACATTATTAAAACAAAATAATGCTGTAGAAGTATTTTTTAGAGCCAATGATAAAGACAACAGACATTATCAAATTACAGGCAAAACAAAAGAAATTTTTTATCATCATCACCTCGGTCATCACCAAGGAGCTAAACGCAACCCAGATTGGGAAAGAGTAACCATCTGTGTTTATAAAAAATTACCTAAAGACGCTGATCCTTACCAAGAAATGCTAAAAGAAAATTTAACTTTAGGTCGTTACCAATATGACGGTATTGGTTGTGTAGACCAGGCAAATAAAAAATTAAAGGAGTTAATTAAATAATTAGTTAACTTAATACATGACCCTTAGGGGTCTTTTTTTTGCGTTTTCACAATCCAACAGCAATGTTACTGTCACCACTTGTACTAAAACACAACAGTAGGAAATACCATTAGTACACATAACACAGCTGTTGGCATTACAACTGGTAACCAAAATACAGCTATTGGAAATACTATAGGTACACATAATACTGCTGTAGGTTTATTTTGTATAAATCTAGTTATTGCAATAGTTTCTAGTCTTACAAGTGGTGACTATAATACTGCAATAGGAAATCCCAATGGTCTTTATAATACAGCAATAGAAAATACGAATGGTTGTTGGAACACAGCTATTGGAATTACTAATGGTACATAAAACATAGCAATTGGTAGTGTGTGTAAAACCTCAATAGCTGCAAGAGTTTTTATAAATACAACTGGTAACAATAATATTGCTATAGGAAATACAAGTGGTGCATATAATACTGCTGTAGGAATTACTAATGGTTACTAAAACACTGCTGTTGGAATTACGAGTAGTAACCAAAACACAGCAATAGGAATTACCACTGGTGTTAATAATACTGCTGTAGGAAATACTATTGGTTACAGGAACACAGCTATCGGTAATAAATTCTTAATCTTAATGTTTGCAAGGGTTTTGGTATATACAACTAGTAACAATAATATTGCTTTTGGAAATACAAGTGGTTGATAAAACACAGCTCTTGGAAATACAAATGGTGACAAGAATACAGCAGTAGGCCAACCACAGTATTATTGGTTGCAAGATACATTAAACACTGGTATTGGCCAATAGATGTATTATTTGTTCTGGAGTACATAAAACACAGCAATAGGTCTGTTGACAGTTGTTGATAGTTATGCTTATAATATGGGTATAGCAACCCACAAAAACAAATGGAACACGATTACAGCCAAGAAATTGCAAACAGCCCAACAACTAAAAATTTTTTTTCAGCAATTGAAGAAGTTTTAAAAAAATATCAAGCAGAAGGTCTTACAAGGGAAGAAGCCATAAAAAGATTCTGCAAAGAAAATAATGAAGCAAAAAAGGAGGCCAAGTAAATGACACCAACTTTTGAAGTTTTCCAGATTGAACTTACAAGCAATGAAAGAGACATTCATGACTTGTACGAAAATGATAGGAAGAGAGAAAATCAACAATTTGCTACAGCAGCATTGTGGAAAGCTATCAATGAAGAAGTTGATGGCAAAAAACTTGTAAAATCAAAACTATGGAAAGCAAAAGACCATGATGCCTTATTAAATAAGATAATGAAAAAAACTAACTGTAATATTGATGAAATAAATTTTTGGGAATTTAGGGAGGATAATACATACAACGAACTTTTAAAAGACCCATTTTATGAGTTTCACGAAAAAAGAATCAGAGAAGATATAGAAAGAGAAGGTGATCTTGATAAGCTATATGAAGGACTTGAATGAGAGTACTTGTCGGTTGCGAATATTCGGGCATTGTAAGAGATGCCTTTGCTGTTCGAGGACATGACGCTTGGTCATGTGACATTTTAGATTCAGAATCAAAGGGTAATCATATTAAAGGAAATGTTCTTGATTATTTAGACATGGACTGGCAGCTTGCAGTTTTTCATCCCCCCTGTACGCATTTATCTGTATCGGGTGCGAGATGGTTTACCGAGGGCAAAAAACCTATAAAACTGCGTGAGGATGCCTTGGATTTTGTACAAAAACTTATGGATGCACCAATTGACCATATATGTATTGAAAATCCTGTCTCTGTGATCTCTTCCCATATAAGACAGGCAGATCAGACAATAAATCCTTATCAGTTTGGTCATACTGAATATAAAAAGACTTGTCTGTGGTTGAAAAATTTACCTTTGTTAAAAGAGACAAACAACGTTCTCAAAGAGACAGAGCAACTTCCAGATAAGATTTCAAAAAGAATCTGGTATTTAGGAAGTGGAAAAGGCCATGAGAGAAGTAAATTTTATACTGGTATCGCCTCTGCCATGGCAGAGCAATGGGGAAATGAGTCAAGACTTCCCATACCTGTTGAGCAACTCAATCTTTTTAAGGTTGACAAGTGTTGACCGTTAGTTATTATTAGAAAGCCCCTGAAACCCAACCCCATGAAACATTTATTTCTTTACATCTGCATATTCGGCATTGGATATTTTGCTATTTCAGATTCACTACTTCAATCTACCAAGATAGATTGCTTTACATATAATGTCGAGGCTGCTTGCCAGGAGCTTGCCAAAAGATGATGAGTGAATATGATCTTGGTCTGCGCTTCCATAAACAACCGAGGAAGAAGCGACCAACCCCTGAACGCTCCGACCTCGGCAACCCAATTTTAACCATGACCGATAAAGAAATCTTCAATACATTTGCATCTGTAATTGATTCACCTGACGCATCACCATTTTTAAAACGATTAGCACAGGCAGGTCTTGTTGCAATGCCACAGGACAAGGCACTGATTTTGAAAACATGGCCACGGATAATGATGCAATATGGCCCTCACACAAAGAGGTACACAGACTCATGACAACAGGATCAATTCAAATTTCAAATGAAAAATACCATGCTGATTCTGCAATCTCAGCATCAATGCAAAAAGTAATGGTATCTCATGGCCCTAAGGCTTACTGGAACTCTTTTCTAAATCCTGAAAGACCAGAACATAAACCGACAAGTGCAATGCTCTTGGGAACTTTGACTCATTGTGCGGTTCTTGAACCTGATGAATTGGCAAAAAGATTTGTTGCAGTATCTTCCAGGACAACCAAAAAAGGTAAGGAAGAGGCAAAGGAAGCTGAAGAAAAGGGCATGACTGCCGTTACCGAATCTGATATGGCAAATGCCATCAAGATGAGAGATGCGGTTTTTGCAGAACCTCATGCCAAGAAGTTGTTGAGTTTTGGTATTGCAGAGAAATCATATTGGTGGGAAGATACCACCTCTGGCTTGACCTGCAAGTGCCGACCTGACTGGTTAAACAAGGAAACTATTGTGGATCTTAAAACCAGTAGAACAGGAGCAAACCCCAGAGATTTTGCAAAGGCAGTAGCAAATTTTAAGTATCATCTTCAATGCGCTCATTATTTATCTGGAATTCCATCAGCAAAGAGATTTATCTTTCTCGTAGTGCAATCTGAATATCCATTTGATGTTGGTTTATGGGAGCTTGATGATGATGCGTTGCAAGAAGGGCAAAAACTGTCTAGAGAAGCTTTAGATAAGATTGCCGAATGTCGCCTGCTTGATGATTGGCCAAGCTGGTGTCAAACAGGAGTTCAATCTTTATCCCTGCCCCGATGGGCATTTTCAACCCCCTTAGAAAAATGAGTTTTAATGAAGAGCAGAAAAAACTGCTTAACCAAAAAATTAACAAAGACAATGTCACCTTCAGACCAGGTGGCGGTGGTCAGAAGTTAGCTTATGTTGAAAGCTGGCACGTTATACAGGAAGCCAACCGCATCTTCGGTTTTGATGGTTGGTCATCAGAAACAATAGAAACTGGCCTTGTTGCAGAAGATCCAAAATGTGTTTCTTATATCGCAAAGGTAAGAATTACTGTCGGTGATGATATTGTCAGAGAAGGAACAGGTGCTGGCCATGGTCGCATGGGCAGTATCGGTGAAAAGCATGAATCAGCAATTAAGGAAGCGGAAAGCGATGCAAGAAAACGTGCGCTGATGCAATTTGGAGATCAATTTGGCCTGTCCTTATACGATAAGGACAAGGCATGGTTGAAACCTGATGATAGTAAACCAACTGTCTCAAGTAATAAACCAATTGATAGATCTGAAAGTGATAAGTTCATCAAAGAATGTGAAGCCTTTATTAATAAACCAGGCAACAAAGACAAGCTCGGTTTGTTAAAGAAAAACATTTCAAAACGATATGAAACTAATGCTATTAGTGAAGATCAAAGAGATGGATTACTGACACTTATTTTAGAGAAGGAGGATTCATGAATGAACTTATAACCTCAGATCAATTGGCTGAAGAGCTTGGTGTAAAACCTCAAACTGTGCGACTTTGGAGAACCAAAACTCGCAAGGGTCATCCCAGTGGCCCGAAATGGACTGTCATCCTTAATAACACTATTCGGTACAACCGATTAGATATTGAGGATTGGCAGAACAAAACTAACAACCCTGACTAATTAAATTATTATGTTAAGCATTACAGCCGTTGGCAACCTAGCCTCAGATCCAGTACAGAAGGAAACTTCTCAAGGTACTAAAGTAACAAACTTCAGACTACTAACAGACATACAAGATGTGACTGTTTCAATTGATTGCACTGTATGGGGCAATCGAGGAGATGTTGTCATGCAGTATATAAATAAAGGCAATCAGATTACCGTGACAGGATCTGGTAATTTGAATACTTTTGAGAAAAGAGATGGCAGCCCTGGAGCATCCATTCAGGTAAGAGTAAATGACTTTACATTACCTGTAAAGAGTAGAAGCTCAGAAGCAATCCCAGCCTGATTTATAGGGGCATTCGTAGGGTTGTAGTGTTCTCTATGATGTAAGTCCCCTTTTTATAACTATGCAAATAACTACAAGTGGCACTAATCAGCCAAGAATCTTGCGATCACATCCATTAACTTCGGATTGTAGAAATTATGAGGTAGATGTTTTTTTTCATATTCTACATTATTACTATTATCCAGAATTAGAAAAACTATTGAAAAATGACAACAGCCGAAAAAATCGCAGCAGCAAAAAAAAGAGTTGCTGAACTTGAACTTCTCATAAAATTATGGAGCAAAAAATGAAAGTCTCTGCAAAACCAAATAATGAAATCATGCTTGGTGGTGCTATTTTGTGGGAGGTCACATGGCAACGTAAAGATGAAGATATGTTTGGTCAGGTAATACAGTTACCTCCTAAAGGTTGGTCTGATCCATTATTAAAACAAGTACTGCCCGAAGATGTTGTAGAGGCATTGATTACCAGATATGAATTACATGAAAAATAAAGACCTAATAAAAAATTATTATAACCAGCTTGCAGAATTACAGAAAAAATTCTGGTTTGAACGGTTAGATCTTAAGGAATATTGTGTAAGATATGATGCTATAAATAAAAGGATAGCGGAACTGGAAAATGAGTGATTCTTTAAAACTTAGAAAACTGAAGGAGATAAGAATAAAAAACCTACAAAAAAATTTACTTGATATACAACTGAAGGGAATAGAACATAGGATAAATATTAACTCAAGAAATAAAGCAGAATTAGCTGCCAACAGCGGCACTTGGGTTACAGAACATATAAAAACAGCAATCCTTAAATATAATTATGAGATTGATAAAATACCAAAATTACTGGTAAAAAATTTTAAACCAGAAGAACTTAAGGAATACGAAGAAAGCGTTTCATAAATCCTTTTTTACCTTTTCTTACCTGATGTGCAGCATTAGCAGCCTCAAGCTCTACAAGACGGCCAAGTAAGGATGCAAGAAATACATCCTGTTTCATTTGATGCCTCACCAAATGAGTGCAGTACCTTTTGACGCTGTAGATGTCATCAGAGGCCAAGATGTCACGGCATCTCTGTTCCACCGATAGCTCCAGCTCCAATGGAGCATCTTCTATCTCGATGTTTAGAAATTTTCTTTTTTTCATTTTACTGGGAAGAGTTTTTCTTCCAGCATCTTGACGATGGCATCGTCTACGTCATTATCTGACTTGGCTGCTAAGTCTTGTAAGATGGACAAACACGCTTTGCGTAGACTCTGCGACTTACCGAACTTGATAAACAGGTTGATTAAAAATTTAGACATAAAAGAATGTGTTCTTTCCCAAACATACCAAAGATTAGCGATTCTGCCCCTCAATACGACTTACGGCTTTCTCCAGCTGATTGATTCGGTTAAAAATTTCTCTAATATCTCTTTCTCTTCTGTTGCTTATGTTTGATAAAACCATGAGGAAGGCGGTGGCTGCTGCCCCAATCAGTGCTGCGTGTACCTCTGGCATTGATTTAAGCTATATTTATGTATAGTATGACTAATAAACCCCAGTTATGGCAGAGAAACCGAAAGAAACAAAGGAATTAGAAGATGATAAGCCTGATTATCAGGAAAAAATTACGTTTTTAGTTTCTACAGTTGCACAAGCATTTATATTGACTTGGTGTCTATTAGTCTTATCACTTGGATATATAAAATTACCAAATAAATTGTTCGGTATAGACATACCAGACCAACCTAGAGTCGATAGTACTTTTGCTGCTGGTTTACTAGGTAATATTCTTGGTGGTCTAGGGATAAGCGTTAATGCAGCGCAGGGAGCAAAGAAGAAAAAGAAAGAAGAAGGTGAAAACGGTGTTGTCGGTAACTCTGGTGGCGGTACTCAAACTATCATAATAAAACAGCCATTAGAGATCGTCACAACAAAACCTGACGTTATCAAAGTTGATCCTACAAAAAAATGAAAAAACTAATCCCATTTCTATTCTTAGTATCAGCACCAGCTTATGCTGATATAACTTCAAAATTTACTACAAGTGTAAGTGTAAAAGTTGACGCTGCTATGACACAGGCAACACGAATGGGAGCATCTTATTCTGCTCAAGGACAGAATATTGGAACGAGTAATACTGACGATCAATTAGGGGGTTTATCTGTAAGCAACAACGCAGTAACTCTTAGTGCTGGTAATTATTCCATAAATGGTTGTGGGGCCACACCATCTGCCTGTGCTACAACGTGGTCATTATCGGAATCATTTACAGCAGCCGACACAATTCCAAGTAGCAACAGCACCATTACTGCTGGAACAGTCCCTAACTTTGGTAGTGTAATTTCAACTGTTGCTGGTTCTGGTACAGGGTCAGGTGGAACACCTACATCTGCTCATGCAATCACTGGAATCAATGAAGGTGGGGCGGGTTCAACAGTTACAGGACAGTTTGTAACGGAGCTAACTATAAGATGATTTATGAAAAAGCTCTTATTGCTGCTTTTGTTGTATGCCATACCTGTTAAATCACAGCCTGTTGTACCAAATTTCACAACGGGGACACTTAGTAGCACCACAAATACAACGACCTCAATCAGTGAGACTATTACTTCTACAGATTATCACGGTGATTCTTATGAGTACACTGTTACTGGATTGGGAGTCACAACCAATGGATCAGTCGCTCCAAATACAACGGATGTTAATGGGACAGTAAATGGTCAAAGCTATACATGGACAGGATTAGATCTATCAAACGGAAACAAACCAGTGTTCAGCCTAACAAATCCAAATTCTGGAAACGCATTTCAGTTTACGGAAACCTATCGTGCGCCTGGAGGGGTTTCAAACGTCACTGTGATCCAAAGAAATATAGAGTCTCAATCTGTGGTCACAAGTACCTCAGTGTTCTCTCAATAATTCTGTTATCACCAACACAGGTGTTAGCTAATGCAGTAAGTCAATCAAACAACGGAAGCGTCACGAATATGGCAATCCAATCGTTAACGGGCAATATGACAACTAATCAATATGGTGGAAATATTGTATGTCAAGGCCCGACATTAACCATAAGCCCATTCACTACATTTGGAGCAAACTACCAAAAACCTTATCGGGATTATTATGAGACACCTTTTTATGATCCAACCGATGCGAATGATGATGGTGTACCTGACAACCCTGGGAATGTACTTTTCAATCAAAAAAACTATTCAGGAACAAATAAAGACAGTTATGCGTTAAATTTTGGAATTTCTGCAAGTTTTAGTATTCCATTAGATCGTGGCTTACAGAATCAATGTAAATCTGCTGCTGATACACAGATAAATATACAAAAACAAGTGTTGGAGAATAAGAGACTTGACTGGCAGATCGCAAGGATTCGGGAATGTGGCAAATTGAAACAGGAGGGAATAATGCTGACTACGGATAGCCCTTTTTACAATATTTGTAAAGATGTTTATTTAGTGCCAAAAGCAAATCAAGTATTACCTCACACCCACAAAATATTAAAAGAAAAGTAGATAGGAAACAATGAAAACCTACCTACTCTGAAGTGTGTGTGAGGAGTCGGTTTATGACCACCACTTTTATATTAGCCATCGCAAAAAAATAAGACAAGCCACGGGCTGTGGTAAGACTTGTCTAATAATTATTCTACCTTATCTTTTTTCTTTGTAAGTTTTTTTACGATATTCTTAATTAATGGTTTGACGATATTAAGTAAAAGTGGAGAACTGGCAGCGACCAAGCCAATAACAGCAGTAGATACAATGCTAGAAACTTCTGGAATGTACCTATCTGGAAAAAACGGGACTGCCTCATAAAGTGTTATACATTCAA